CTTGGTCCTGCATCGGTGTCAGAGAAATAAAGACTTGGTGCACCTTCGCTGTTTCGTTCAACCACAATGTCAGTCATTAGACAGATTGAATACCCAGCGGTTAAAGAATCTAAAAATGGTACGCAGTGTTTTGCTGATTTTGTGTTGCTGTCTCCGGGTATTAAAACGTTCTTTGGTATTTTTTTATACCACTCAGGAACAACGGTTCTTGTTGGCACAACCTCTTCCTTATAATCCATAAGGCTATCCCATTTAAAAATCTGTCTCACAAAAACCTTTCTTTTTCATCTAACCTCTAATGTCGGTAATAATAATTAAAGCCTCATAGTAAGCCTGAGCAAAACCTTTGTCATAGGCTTCATCTCTTTGTTGAGAAAGCCTCATGTGATGTTCTGCTTGAGACCTTATCTTGTAATAGGCCTCATCTAATTTTTTTCCCATTGTATTCCTTCCTTTATAACGTTCCGAGACTACGGTTCGAACGTAGAATGACAGATTCAAAGTCTGTAGTGTTGCCGGTTACACCATCTCGGATTGTTTTTTCTTGTCTTTATATGACATTGGCTCCGGGGGCACGACTTGAACGTGCGACATACCGATTAACAGTCGGTTGTTCTGCCAACTGAACTACCCCGGATTGCGAATTAACGCAAACGCTTCTTTGGTTCCGCGGTCTTTTTAACAGCCGTTTTTGCTTTTGCTGGCGCAGGTGTGGGTTCTGGAATTAGTGCAGACAACTTTGTGTTAAGGTCATCAAGCGTTGAAATAATCTCGTCTACCTGCTTTTCCGCATTAGAAATGTATTTCTCTGCCTTTGCAACATACTTTTTAATCATTACAAGTCCACCGCCAGCAGTACCGGCCCAAGCAGTAGCAATTGAAACAATTGATGATGTATTTGACATTTTTGTCTCCTATAAATTTGTTTGAGTAAACGGACTAAATGTATCACAAAATAGTTAATTAGTCAAGGTTTAAATGGTTGATTTTTTAAAACTTTAGGGTATTATCGGGTTATGAAGTTTACAGAAGTTGTTAAAGAAGAATATGAGCACAACGTTGTAGCAATGCTTCACGACGGCGCAGACCATAATTTTTGCAACCTTTGTCAAAAACCAATTACTCTGAGGAACGGGAACTGGACACACGATGGTCAGTGAAAACGAAATTGAACGCGTTCGCTCAATTCTAAGTTGCGCAGACGTTATATACGGCCTTGAGGGCCTTAACCCCCTCATGGAAGACATGCTTGACCAAATCTCCATAGACATTGAATGGCTTGTACACCGTCTTGATGTTGCTTGGGCAACCGTTGCCTCATACCAAGAAGAACTTCGACTCATCTACGGCGACTGATTTGATTTTTTGTTTGTGGTAGTATAGAAAGAAGATATGCAAACAGAGACCAAAAAGAGATACGTTGCCATTGCTCACATTAACGAGCCTGAATTAACTTACGAAAACGTTGAAGTTCCTAATATTGTGCCGCTTTACGTCAATTTTGACACTAACGAACATGCCGGTTCTGCCGTGTTAAAGGTAAAGGGTGAGCGCATATATGCGGTCATGGAGATGAACGTTGATTACCCAGAATTTAGCCGAACCCCTGCTATTGTTCTTAGGGTTGAAGGTGCTGAAAAGGTTATAAACAAAGGCATTTGCTACCTTCGTGGTGGTTTTGTCGCCTGTGCTTCTATTGTAAAAAATGAAATTTGGCAAGAGGTTTACGGCTCAGATAGCGAGATGGTGCATGAATTGGATTGACATACTTTTAATTGCTTACTTTTTACCAGCAATAGGTTTTTTTGTTCGATACGTTCAAATTACTATTCGTGCTCGTAAAAAATGGCAAGGCGAGGAAATAGAGTTAGTGGTTTCTGATTTTATTAGTCGCATGGTTGGTGACGCCCTTCTTTGGCCTTGGTATGTTATTTGGTACGGAATTAAACAATTTGCAGAGGAACTTAAATAATGGAAACACCAAAGATAGGTCTTGAGGCTTTTAGGAATCTTCAAAGAAACTCTGCAATTGTTGCTGAGTGTGTTAAATGCGGTATTCGTTGTGAGGATGACCAGATTAGCGCTTCTGTTGAATACAACTATGAAAACGGTTCTTTTGTTGGGTTGCGCCGAATTGTGCGTGCAACCATAAACACCGAATACAACTCAGAAAACGAAACCCTACACCGCATTTGCAACGTTTGTGGATACACTTGGACCGTTCCAGCATTGGACATAAGCGTTGACGCTATACAAAACATCTCTAGGGAAATTACCGAAGATGAGTAAATCCCGTCAAAAGGGCACAAGTTTTGAAACAGCCATTGTTACTTTTTTAAAGGAGAATGGTTTTGAAAAAGCCGAGCGTTGGGGAACCAGTGAAATGAACCTTGGAGACATTCGTAATGTACCAATGGTTCTTGAGGCTAAAAATCACAAAGCAATGGCTCTTTCTGAATGGACTGACCAGGCCGCAATTTCGGGCAAAAAGGCAAGCAAACTATGGGCGGTAGTTCATAAGCGCGCTCGCAAGGGAACTAATCAAGCCTACGTTACTATGTCACTTGAGCAATTTGTTGTTCTACTAAAACATTACGAGAAATCCTTATCAAATACTTGACAATATAAAATTGTTGTGTCAGAATAGTTGTTGAGTGGGCGTCCTTTGTAGGGCGTCCTTTAACTTTTATTGGAGGAATTTGTGGCGAAAAGTTTGAACCGACGTTCTCAGCAACGACTGAAGCGGATGGTGGAAAGCCTTGAAAACATTAACAAGTTCGCCAATAAGTTAAGAATTGAAGACCTTGAAGAACTTGTCCGTCGCGACGCTATTCCCGTTGATTCCCTTGCCTCTGGCAGTTCCGGGGTTGCCATAGCCAGAAGCGGCGGAAAGCCAAGTTCCTCATCAGTGGAGCGTGCTGTCATTGCCAAGATGGAAGGCAAAAGACCACACGACCCTGTTCGCGAAGAAGTAAAAGCCATTGAACGCAAGATTATTCAATCTGAAGAAAACATGCGTCAAATTCTTGAAAGCATTAATTTCCTTAAAGAGGGTGTTGAAAAAAAACGCAATCGCGTAACCTCAGAACCTTGTGAAATCTGCATGGTTTTGCCAGCAGTAAAAACCGCAATGTGTGGTGTTTGCTACGAGGAGTGGGTTACCGCTGGAGCGCCAGACCGCTTTAGATGGAAGGCTTTTAAAAGAGAATTGACTTCTTCGGATGGACGACCACTGGTAACAGAACAACCACCCGCCCGCCGTCAAGTATCAAATCCTTGACATTTAAAGAAACCGTGTTATCCTATGGATAAGAATCGCCACAGTTGCATGCCCAATACGGAATGTAATTGTATACCCAGTGATGAAGAATTATACCACCTGGGTTTTGAACCCTGGCAAGTATCTATTGTTAGAAAATTGCCGGTAGACCTTCAATGGGAAGCCCACGACGAATTCATCCGCAGGCTTATGTCTGATGATGATGTAGACAACTTAAAATTTTAAGGAACCGTGATGCAACCCGAAGACAATTTTGACAGAAATTTAGAAGACATATTTGAAACCCTTGGCAACTTAGTTGGCGAAGGTGAGATTGAAGCACGTCGAATCCTTGGCGATGAACAGTACGAAAAGACTGTTTCTCTAATGGAAAAAAACAACGCTATCCTTTTAAAAAAAGAAGAAACCCAAGTTAGGTACTTAGAAGTACTAATTTCTCTTCAAGCCTGCCTAGCGTTTTCTATACTATTTGCTTGCACTATGGGACTATCCTGGTCGCTCTTTTACTGGTTTAGTTAATGTCTAATTTTGGTAAGTTTATTTCAAATTCCGTGGTACCACCACAGGTTGACGTATTCCAACTACTTAACTACGAACCACACGAAAGACAGAAAGTCTTTCACGCAGCATCCGCAGAACGCATTGATGCGATTCTCTATGGTGGCGCTGCTGGTGGTGGAAAAACAGCGGCGTTCTTAATGGACGCGCTTTACAATGCCGCAAACTACCCTGGTATGCGTATCGGTTGTTTTCGTCGCTCATACCCTGAGTTAGAAGAATCCTTCTTATCTCAGTTGGCAAAATGGAACTATGCCCGTGAACTTGGCGCAAAGTGGAACAATACCAACAAAATGTTGAAGTTTCCTAACGGTTCTATTATTAACTTTACATACGCTGAAAATCTTGTTGACGCATCCCGTATTCTCGGTGGTGAGTATCAGGCTTTTTACATTGACGAAGCATCTCTTATGGTGCCCGCAGTTGTACAGCACATTGAAGAACGTCTTCGTTCGGGTAACAAACTTGTTCCCGTTATTGGATTGCGCTTGGCCTCCAACCCTGGAGGACCTGGCCATAAATATCTCAAAGACCGCTTCATTAATCCCACTCAGCGTGGGAAGAAGCGTCACCGGGAGTTAATTGAAGGAACAAACCTGTCACGTCAGGTTGCCTACATTCCAGCCAAGGCAACCGACAACCCTTATATTAATGAAGGGTATGACGCAGTTCTTAACTCCATTCCCGACCCACAGCGTCGAGCAGCAATGCGTGACGGCGACTGGGATGCAATGGTCGGGCAATTCTTTGAACAATGGCAGTATTCAAAACACGTTGTTCATTCATTTGAAATACCCAATTCTTGGCAACGTTATGCAGGGATAGACTGGGGATACGCAGAGCCTTTTGCCTGCGTTTGGATGGCAGTTGATAACGATAACCGCGTATACGTTTATCGTGAAATTCAAGCAACACAACTTGATGGTGGAGACCAAGCAAACTTAATTCTTGCCGCAGAAAAAGCACACGGTGACGGCGACATTATCCGAGTTGCTGACCCCTCTATGTGGGGTAGGCGAGGAACGGCAATGTCAATTGCTGACCTTTATGGATTAGAGGGTTGTGGAATCTCACCAGCCCAAAACGACCGAATTCAAGGATGGGCAAGAGTCCATCAATTCTTGAATGATGGGCCTGCGTGTGAACAACACAGGGCGCAAGGAAAAAAAATGTGCCCAATGCTTCATGTTTTTGAAGACAAGTGCCCATTGTTTATTGAACAAATTCCCGCGCTACCACGAGACCCAAACAAAATTGACGACGCGGTAACTCGCAACGTTGATGACCACATTGCTGATGCCCTTCGCTATGCTTGCATGGCAATTGGAACATACGCACGACCAATTATTTACGACGAACAACCAAGTTTTAGAACTGGAGTTCCAGACACAATGGTTATCGTTCAAGAAGACGATGCCGCTCAGCAACAACAACCAAATTTTGGTGGTATGTTTGTTGGAGATTTAGGGCTTAGTCCCTTTTAAAGAAAGATAACCAATGGCTATTACATCTTTTAGAAGGGGACTTGAAGAGGCAGGTGTATTCAACGACGAAATCGTTGAGGCCCGCCCAAAGAGTGGACCACGACGCTCTGGTTATGCAACCGGTGTTCCTATTGGTGGTTCTACTGAAGTAAACCCTGGAGAAAATGTAACGGCTGGAACGCTTGACCGAGCAACGTTTATGCAACAATTGTTGCAAGCGTACTTGGCATGCCCATGGTCATCTGCTGCAATTGACACAATTGCCCGCACCGCAACCGCTGGTGGACTTGACGTTGTTTATGAAAGTAGCGCTTATGGAAATCCAGAAATACCAGAAGCGCCAGAAGAAGTAAGAAAAATTCAACAACTTTTAAAATACGTAAACCCTAGCGAAGACATTCGTCAGTTAATGCGTAAGGTTGTTACTGACCTTCTTATTTTTGGTGACGCTTTTGTTGAGGTTGTTTGGACAATGGGAGAGCCAGTTGCTCTTTACCCTCTTGACCCAACAACAATGGCTGTAATGGCTGACGAACACGGTGTTATTAAGGGTTACTATCAAAAGACCCCTACAAACCGTGAGGCTCGCTTTAAGCCAAACGAAGTAATTCACATTAAGTTTGACTCACCAGGAGATACCCTTTATGGTGTATCTCCAACGCAGAAGAATATTCTGCCTATCACCTCTTGGCTGTTTACTGCTGCTTTGGTTAAGGAAACCATGAAGCGCGGTGACCCGCTACGCGCCCACGTTGACTGGCCGCTTGCTCTTCCGGAATCGGAAATGAAGCGCCTTCAACAACAGTATGCTATTCGCAACCTTGGCGCACGAAACATTGGTAACCTCTTTGAAACCAAAGGTGGTGCCATCGTGCGTGAAATGGGTACAAACCAGATTTCAAACTGGTTAAACACTCTTCAACAACGTCGCGACGAAATCTTGTCTGGGTATGGTGTACCACCTTCAAAGGTTGGTGTCATTGAAGCCGGAAACCTTGGAGGAGGGACCGGCACCCAGCAGGACAAAACTTTCCGCGTTAACACCGTTGGACCAATTCAAGAACTTATTCTTGAAAAGTTTTCATTTGCTTTAATGTATCAAGCCTACGGAATCACGGACTGGGGCATTAAGTTCGGCGTGGTTGACTGGCGAGATGACGAAGTTATTGAAATGATTCGCGACCAACGAATTCGCAATGGTACATGGACCGTTAACCGTGCCCGTGCAGACATTGGTGAACCACCTATTCCTGGTGGAGATGACCCAATTCTTGTTGACCGTCAGAACATGGTTCTATGGGCAGACCTCGCTAACCTTTCTAAGGCAAACCTTCAGGTTGTTCAGATGCAAGGTCAGACAATGAACGCCCCAGTTGCTCCAACCACTAATCCTGGTTCAAAGGTAAGTGGAACAACAACAACGTCACCAAAAGACAAGGCAAACAAAAAGTCAACTGGCGTAAAAAAGCCTGGTCAATCACCAGGAAAGATAGACGCCTCAGTTGCACCCAAAGGAACCGAATCTGTATCGGAGTCTTTAGAAGATGAGCAGTAACGAACCAAACGCTTACATTGAGGGTGGGATTGCTGACGCAGACACCTTTCCGCAAGCAGACCAAACAAAGCCTATTTTTAAACATATTCCTTACAAGGGAATGACTGCTCAAAAAGCGGCTGTTCTAGTTAGTAAAGAAGTTGGCTAATGGCTAACTATTTGGGTCGTGCTGGTGCTTATGCGCTGCACAAAAAATACCCAACTGGTTCTCAAACAGCGGCACAGTTGGCAGCAGAACGAGCAAACCTTCAAAGGGCTCGTTTAGCAAGAGGCCAAAGTCGCCACACAAAATCAGCAACATACCATGGTCTTCGTATTTCTTCAATGAAAAGCCGTGGTACATCTGGTGTAATCAAAATGTATAACATGCGTGATATTGCGCTTTTAAAACACCGCACTCTTGGTGTTCGTTACATGAGTTACAAAAAGATAGCAAGACAAAAGAAACCATCCATTACTGGTAGGTTTCACAAATTTCGCTCAGAAGTTAGTCCGGGTAGATACTACGGAAGAACTTCTTGGGGTGCTGCTAGAAGACACGGATTTAAAAAACGTCTTTACAAGCGCGCTCACCGTTTTAAAGGTATCAAAAGATGGAAACATCATGGTAACCGCTACACCCCTAGGTAAAATCAAACTATGACAGACAGTTTTTCACCACCACAACAAGTTAGAGCAAATGCCGCACGTTCATTAGAACTGCGCAGAAAGCACAATCGCGGCATGACCGCTGTTGGTGTTGCTAGGGCGCGAGACCTTTCTAATGGTAAGAACATATCTGCCGATACTATTAAAAGAATGCACTCATATTTTGCTCGTCACGAAGTTGACAAAAAGGGCAAAGATTGGGCAAACCAATCAAATCCATCCGCGGGCTATATTGCATGGCTTGGATGGGGCGGAGATGCTGGGCGTTCTTGGGTTAATGGAATTATTAAAAAACTAGACGCAAAAGAATCTCAGGAGACAACAATGGCCTCAACTAAGGCTGCCACTATTCGTGGTATTTTTTTAAAGCCAGGTCTATCCAAGAATCGTCGCCTTTACACTCGCGGCAACATTGGAAAAGCCGTAGAGCGCATGAGAGAGCAAATCTCTTCTGGCGAAGGGATGCCTCTTAACATGGCTACTAGCCATGCAGCGGCTTTTCAAGACGACGCAACCTCAACAGTTGGTCGCATTACAGACGTACGACTTCTTCCAGATGGCTCTGCTCAATTTGAAGCAGAAATTGCAAACACCGCCCACGGCCGTGATGTTGCAAATCTTGCCGCTGGAAAATTTATTAAGGGCGTTTCTATTCGTGGCGAATGGCGTGGCAATCCAGAAACGGTTGTTCACACTGATGGTCAAGAGGCAACAACCGCTGACGACCTTGCTATTCACGGCATTGACTTCACTAACAGCCCAGGCGTTGAAGGTGCGGAAATTCAATACGCTGCCCTTGCAGAGTCACACAACAAATTAGCAATTTTTGAATCAGTTGAAACCGTAGAGGTTGTTTCACGTGATGAAGAAATGGTTGCCTACGAAGCCGCTGACGTAATTCGTGACGCCGTAGAAACAGCCGTTGAAGATGCAGTTAATTCAATTTTTGAAAAAGATGCATCTAAGCCTTTTGGAAACGTAACCTACGCTGACCCTGGTTACCAAAAGGACAAGAAAAAGCGCTATCCAATTGAAACTGCTTCACACGTTCGCGCTGCTTGGTCGTACATTAATCAAGAAAAAAACGCTAATCTTTACACCGCTGCTCAACTTGCCCGAGTTAAGTCTCGTATTAAGTCAGCAGCAAAAAAGTTTGGCATTAACATCGTTGGAGAAGCAGAAATTCTTTCTGCTGACATTCAAGAAGTTCTTGAGGCATACGCTTCAATTGCTTTAAATAATGATGATTCAAACATTAGTATTACTGGTTATGCAACGGACCCCCACCAGTTGAGGGTTGTTGCTAATCGAATCGCATTTGGTGCCATTGCCGCTATGCACGCAATTGACCCAGATGATGATGGAGACATTTACCTATCTAAGCCAGATTGGTCACAAGTAGATGCAACTGGCGATGCTGGTGGCATGGGACCAGAGGAAGAAATTATTATGAACGACAACAACATGGAATGCGAACACTGTGGAGCCCCTGGTTGCCCAGCAGACGCAGAATTTTGCCCTAGTTGTGGAGAAGCAGTTTCACAACCATCAATGATGACAAAAGAATGCGAATCTTGTGGCACCGAGTGTCACGAAGATTCAATTCACTGTCACATGTGTGGAGCGCCTCTTCCAACTTCGATGACGGCAAATGCACTTGGCTGTGGTAATTGTGGAGAAAAAACCCCACAAGACGCCATGTACTGCCCAAGTTGCGGTGACCCCGTACCACAAGCAGAAGCAGACAAGACGGATTACACAAAGATTATTCCTAAGCGCAAAGGCGAACCGGAAAACAAGAGTCTTTACGCAACCGTTATTGCTGCTGCTAAGAAAAAATTCGATGTATACCCCTCCGCTGTTGCTAACGCTTGGGTTTCCCAAGAGTACAAGAAACGCGGTGGAAAGTACACGACAAAATCGGCAGAGTCAAGCGACAATGCCCCAACTCAAGAAATGGAGACAGTAGTGTCCAACGAAAACACAACTGACGTAACTCCGGCTGAAGAGGCAACGCTTGAAACCGCTGCTATCCGTACGCTAAGTGACGCAGACCTTAAGGTTCTTGCTGAGATGATTCTATCTGCGCAAAAGCCTGTTGAAAACACAACCGAGGAAGTTGCTCTTGAAGTTGTAGCCGAAGAAGAGGAAGTGGTTGCTGACGAAGCACCTGCCGCCGAAGAAGAAGCCGCAGCGGAAGAAGTTGCAACCGAAGAATCTATCCAATCACAGGAGAACACAGTGAAAGAAACAACCTTTACCTTTGAGCAGGTACAAGCAATGGTTTCAGAAGCAGCCGCTAAGGCCGCAACTGAAGCAGTAGCCGAAGCCAAGAAAAATGCAGTTGAGAACTACCGTAGCGGAAACTCTGTTTACCGTAAGGGACTCACCAGCACCTCAACAGGAAACGACGCCTCTGACTTGTCAGAGTCGGAGGAACTGGACCCACGTCAGTTGGCAGAGATGAACTCTTCTGCCTTCCGCAAGGTCCAGAATGAAGCATGGGGTTCTACTCCATTCTTCGCAGCAAAGTTTGCTCAAGCCGACCGCGGCTTCTAAGCAATTAATAAATTAACCCCTATCCAAAAATATATAAGGAGAATTAGCCATGGCTAACGATTTGGAAGAGGCCTTAACTGCTGCTGGTGCTGCTGCACTAGTTCAGAAGCAGATTGACCCAGTATTGCTTGAGTACCAGCGTCGCTACGCGCCGCTTGTTCGTGCACTACCTACAGTCAAGTGGGGCTCAACAGTTTACTACTTCAACAAGCGTACAACGCTTCCTCAGGGCGGATTCGTCACTGATGGCGGTGCACGTCCCGTTTCAACATCTAACTACGCACAAGAGAATTTCCAAATTCGCTTGCTACAAAGTGTTGGTGCTGTAACTGGTTACTCACAGGCTGTCACAGCCGACCTCATTGGCGACCTTCGTGCTCGCGAAATTGAGGGTGCTGCACGTGGCCTTTACTGGGACATTGAGAACTCGCTAATTTGGGGTGCAGAAGCACCTACAATTAACGGTCCTTACCCACAATTTGATGGACTTGACGTAATTTGCTCGTCATTCACATCAGCAAACACAGGCGGACCTTCTACCGGTATCGGTGGCGGTGCAATTGACAACTACGGTGGTGCTTCAACATGGGGCGCTCCAGGATTCAACCCTTGGGTTGATGGTGTTGACCAAAACGCAATTGACTTTGCTGGAAACTCACTAACACTTGGTGGACTTGACCTGCTTATTGACCTCGTTGAATCTAACGTTGCAGAGCCAGTTGAGAACTCAGAGTGGATGTTCCTCATGTCACCTAACGCAAATAGCCGTCTTTCACAGTTGCTTGTTAACCAACAACGCTTCATTGACCAGACTGAAATTGCAGCAGGTTTGATTGTACCTACATACCGTGGCGTGCCAATTGTCAAGACTTCATTCTTGTCACCACGCACAAACGCTATGTCAACCGTGACCGGCGCTGCTTCGGGAACAGGAACCCTTACAGGTTCTTACACCTACGCAGTTGCTCCTGTAATTGCTCGCTATGGAGAAATCCAGGCTGCAAAGACAGCAACACTTTCACCTTCAGGAACCGCTTGCACACTTACGTTCAGCACACCTGTTGGACCAGAAGGTGCACAGCCAACTCACTACAAGGTATACCGTGCTTCGGTTTCATCACCTGCAAATACAGCATTTAACCTCCTAGGTATCGTAGATGCTAACTTCCTTGACAACACTGGTTCTGCTTACGCAACTACCAAGATTGTTGACAACGGAACTACGCTCGTTGCTTACAACGGTTCAAATGTACAAGGTTCACCAACCGCTACTTACTCGTACGGAAACGCAAACCTACACCCGCTAACCTCACAAGGTGAGCAAAGCATCTTCCTAATGTCTCGTGACCCTAACTACATTGTACGTCCACACGTACGTGAAATGCAGCCGGTTAACGTTTACCCAACTACTGCATCGCCTGACAGCCTGCCATTCGCATTCGTTGCGGATACTACGCTTGCTGTTCGTGCGCCTAAGTACATTGGTCGTCTTGCTAACGTTGCAAGTGCATTGGACTCTAAGGCTGGTAACGGTGTTCTACCGACTACTACGTCTTACACTCCTAACTTCATCGTTGACTAATTAGGAAAACTAATTTCAGTGTGGCGGGTAGGTTCCCTCGTTCCTCCCCTACCCGCCGCGCTGGATTTACTCTTTGAAAGGCTTTACCATGGTATTACTAGCAGCAAATGAACCAGGCGGCACAGAAGGTTTCTCTTGGGAGAAGGCCGGAGATGCCGGAGCCATTGAGGTTCCACCACGCTTGGCCCACGCACTTCTTTCAATTCCTGGAGAACTTTTCTATATTGTTCAAAAAGAAGTAAAAAAAGTAGAGGAAGAAATCAAGAAAGTAGAAGCAGAAGTTGAAAAAGTTATTCCAAAGAAAGCAGCCGCAAAGGCAGCCAAAGAGGAAACTACTGCAACCGATGTTTCAGAGGCTCTTGATGCAGCATCACCAACTAAGCGTCGCACAAAGGAATAGTTAACATGGCGAAGAACGGGTCACAATATAACGACCCCGTTGCACTTGCCAGTGTTGCCGACCTTTCAAAACGCTACCCTGAGTTAGTAGTTGACATTGAACCAACAACCCTTTCGGACTTGTTGGTTGAAGCAACCGCTCACTTAGAGGACCGTACAGGTCGTCGTCTGGCTCCGTTTACGGGCCACATCTTTGAAGAACGCCTGTTTGGTATTGACCCCGTTGAATACGGGAATAATGCAGACATGCCTATGGACATTTATGGTTCACTTGGTATGTCACAAGCCATTGCGCTCGGTGCTTCAACACTGGTGCGTCACTTTTGGCTTGACCAATTCGCTCCGGTTTACCCGGAATTATGGACGTACAACATACAGTCCATAACCCTATATCGCACTTACGGGGACTTTCAGCCAATTGACTTTGCTCATGGTGGTATCCGAGGCCCAGCGGTAACAGATGGTCACGTTTGGATTCGCCTTGGTACTTTTGCCCCAGAGGGCTCACGTATCAAAGTTGTTTATGATGGTGGGTACACAGTAGGTGTTCCACCTTCACTTCGTCGCGCCTGCTTATTCCAAGCAGCCAAGTTTATTATTCTTGAGTTTGAACCTCAGACTCGTCGAGAAATGAACCTAGACCAAATTGACCAACAAATAGATAACATAATTGCTCCGTGGATTCGTGGCTAATGGCTACTCCACGCGTAGGAATTAAAAAGGCGCTTTCTTCCGCCGACGCAATGATTTATCGTTTAGAACTGATAAGCGCGCGTCTACAAGACCCTAAACCAGCACTTGCTAAAGTTGCTGAAGAGTTTGCTTTAATGGAAAAGCAACGTTTTATGAATCGTGGTCGTGCTCCAGAATTTGGTATTAACCAAGAATGGAAAGCGCTTCAACCATATACAATACAACGTAGAGCGCGTGAGGGTGGAAACCCTATGGACCAACCTCTACTTAATAGAGGTTTTCTTGCCAGGGCAGCATCAACTCCTTCGGTTAATTACTTTGGTACAAAAAGTCTTTCAATATATATTGACGTTTCTAAAGCAGACGCAAAATATAACCCTAAACACAAAAATTATGGTGTTTATCACCAAAATGGTGACGGCAGGGGTGGAATGGGAAATCCTCCACCTAAGCGAGAATTTGTAACCATTACTCCAACATTTGTTGAAATAGCAGCAAAGATTCTTCAATTTTATGTAATGGAAGGCAAGGGAAGCAAAGCCCAAGAAAAGAATCTTAAGATTCCTTCTAACAGTTCTGTTAAATCAAAAACTGAAGTGCAGGCTCGTTCCCATGAACTTAGAGTTCAACGCAATACTAAGGCGGCTGAAAAACGCTCTGGTTCTATGGCCACAAACATTAAAAACGAAAAAAACAAAATTAATCAACAACAAAAAGAAATTGCTATTGCAAAGCAAGCGCCAAAAACAATTGTTACCAAAACTATTGAAAATACCAGAAGTTATGGTGCAAAAGGTTTTTCATCGTTTGCAGAACAACGTGCATACAATGAGTCAAGAGGACGCGGCTAATGGCACAACGTGATTGGTGGACAGATTGGAATCTTTCTTACACCACTGACCCCTATGGTCCCATTTACGGTGGAAACTCCGTACAAGAAGCGGCATACAATACTCTTGAAAAATGGCTTCCTTCTTACATTGCTGAATTTAATAGAAAACTTGGCAGTGCGGTTTTAGTTGCGCCTTTTGAATACAGGCACCGTCCTGAATTTAGAACGCTTCCCCGCAACGCAACTGCCGCAATACTTTTAAGCGTGCCTTCAACGGCAAGTACACCAGAAGTGTACCAATCAAACATTCGTGTCAATTGGAACCTTGAGGCAATGGTTTTTGTCTACGGTACTAAAGATTGGCAGGAGACAGAAGCACTTACCCAAGCCTACGCGGCCTGTGTTCGTGCCTGTATTATCCAAAATCGCGGTCTTGGTGGTTTCGCTGAAACGACACTCTGGGAGGGCGAAGAATACTTGGAAGGCGAACACAGTAGCGGTCGTACGACCGGCATTGCTCACGTTCGCTTTGTTGTTGTAGTTGGAAACGCCATGAATCTGTATGGTGGAGTTCCTAAACCGGAGTTTGCTCCGCCCGGTGCAATTACGTACCCATCAACCGAGCCAGCAACACCCACACAGGTTGTTGAAATCGCCAACATTGAAGTTAAAAAGGAACAAGTATGAGCAAAAAAAATGTTTTAGTACAATCGAGCCACGTTATTTTTGATGACGCGGGTCACCCAATGTCGCAAGGAGAGCAATACTCCGTAAACGACAGCCTATTAATTGAGAGGCTTATCTCAGAAAACCTTTTAACCGTTATTTCTGAAATTCGTGAAAACGAGCCAAGAGAAGAAGTTAAAAAAAATGTAGTAACCAAGAACTCAAAGACTCAGGAAACTGAACTTTCTAATCTCACAGGAGAACTCTAATGGCTAATCAAGCCCCAGGCGTAGTAATTAATACTACTGCCGCAGCCTCTTCTTCTGCTAACAACTCACCAACAGGCACATGGTTTGCCTTGGGTGTTGCAGCAGGACCAGCAGGCGTAGCGGTGCCAATTAATTCAATTGCCGACTTTAACACTTATTTTGGAAGCGTTGTAAATGGTCAGGTAACTGGTCGCTACACACTAACAAACGTAGACAGCACACTTCTTTACGATGCACTTGATGTGTTTTTCCGTGAAGGTGGAGTCAGCGCTTTTGTTTCACGCGTTCAACCAACATCAACTGGTGTTGTTGCAACCTCAGCCTCAACTGGCGGAAAGATTCTTCTTACCGCAAGAGGCAAGGGAACTTGGGCTAACTCAAGCAACTCAAACACTAACGGACTAATCCTTACTATCACCGGTGCAACCGTTGGTGGGGGAACACTCTACACTGCTGTAATTACATACAACGGATACATTATTGCTACCACTGGTGGACTTGCAACGGACACTGACGTAATCAACTGGGTTAACTCACTTCCCGCCCACTACTCAATGTGTGTTGCTTCATCAATTGCCGGAACAACCGTACTTCCAGTCTCAGGTTCAAGCGTTTCAATTTACATGACTAATGGAACTGACGTTGCTGTTGCAGACGCAGACACAGATGCAGCGCTTGCCGTTCTTACAGACCTTTATGGTCCTGGTCAGGTTTCCTACCCAGGAAACACAAGCAGCACTGTTTATGGAAAACTTGCTAACCACGCACTTGCAAATAACCGTGTTGCAGTTCTTGACGCTCCAAACTCAGCAACCGCAGCAACTCTAACCGCTGCAGCAGCGGGAGTTCAGGCAGCATCACTTGACGCCTCATACGCTTCAATGTTCGCCCCTTGGCTCGTTGTTCCAGGATTGGTTAACACCAACCCTGCACAAGGCTCGGGAATTGCATTTAACCGCATCGTAGCCCCTTCTGCTCTTGCAGCAGCAAAGATGGCTAAGAACGACCTTGCAAATGACGCAAACATTCCTGCCGCTGGCCTTGCTCGCGGTGCCTCTGTTTACGCAATTAACGTAACACAGTCATACGGTGCAACAGACCGCGGAACACTAAACTCTGCTGGCGTAAACGTTATTCGTAACGTACCAAACGTCAACACACTTGCAATCTACGGATTCCGTTCATGTGCATTTGACGCTAACTGGGTATACCTCAACAACGTTCGTTTCCGCATGCAACTCACTTACGACTTTGACCGTATTGCAGAAGGATTCCAATTTCAGGAAATTGATGGACGCGGACAAATCTTTGGTGCATTTGCCGGAGCGTTGGCTGGTGTCTGTGCTAACTACTGGGTTCGCAAGAGCCTTTACGGAGTTAACGCAAGCGATGCTTACTCTATCAACACTGGACCGCAGGTAAACAATCCTGCAACAATTGCAGCGGGTCAAATTAATGCCTCTGTTAACCTAAAGATGTCGCCATTTGGTGAATTTGTAACTATTAACGTTACAAAGTACGCCTCTAACGCGCCACTACCTTAATAAAATAGAAATCTAGGAGAAATTTAAAATGGCTGAAAGCAACAAACACTATTACGGTTCAGAACAACAGTGGAGAGTAGAACTTTCTTTTCTAAACACGGTTGGACCACTAACACCATCAACCTCGTCAGTTTTATTTGACAAGTTTGCTGGTGGAGACCCAACCGCGCCTGCTAATAAGCACCGTCCCGGCGGAATGAGCACAGAGGTTACATACCTTTCGCTTCCATCCTATTCGGACGTTACTTTGACCAAGGCATACAACACCCAGGTTGACCACGACCTTGTCGGTCTTCTTCACAACGCTGTTGGAAAAATCATGTGCAAGGTTGTTATGAACGCACTTGACGACGATGGCAAAATTTTTGGTGCAACTCGTACCTACACCGGACGCCTTGTAGGCGTAAAAGACGGTGGAACCGACTCAATGAGCGGTGCTACCCGTATGTGGGAAGTTGACATTTCTGTAGAAACTGTCAGTGACTCAGGTACAACCGGTTCAGCAGGAATTTACTAATCCTTTAAATCCTTTACAAGGGTTTAAAAAGTAGTATACTAATAACAAACACCATAGGAGGAAACAATGGTTGATTTCAAAATTGACGGGAATGATAACGCTTCAGTTGATGAGGGGGCGAGTGTCGCTGAGACTCCAATGGAGATTCAGAATGACACCCCTCTCATCGGACTGAGAAAACGCCGTGAGCAGATTGTTAACGAACTGTACACGGACATTCAGGTACCCCGATGGGACGAACCTGAAATATTTATTCGATTTAAGCCAGTATCGGCTACAAAGTTGAATGCCACAATTGAGCGTAGACGCAAGCAAAAGAGCGATGACTGGTCATTTTTGGCCAACGCTGAAATGCTTGTTGATTCGTGCGTAGGAATCTACGCCGTTCTTAATAACGACCACGACAACAAATTATCGCTTCGCCCTAATGACTCAAAGGGTTCTTGGACAAAGTTTGACCCAGACCTCGCATCAGCATTGGGAATTGAAGCAGTTCGCGCCGTAGATGTTTGCACTGCCCTATTCTTAACAGAAGGTGACTTGATTGACACCGCTAACAAACTGTTTAAGTGGAGCAACATTGCCAACTCTGAGGCAGACGAAAGTTTTTAGAAGCCCTGCGTAAAGACCCCCACATTGAAACAGGGGCCTATGCAATAAATCTTGGCATGGACCCATTAAGGGTCTTAGACCAGGGCGATGAAGATTACATAATAAGCATTGCGTTGATGGAAAAAGCACTCCAACTTGGCAGCGACGAAAAAGTCGAAGAGGTCAAAGCCCTCGCTGAGTTGATTGGCTTTGAAATCGCCAAAACTATTACCAAAATCTTCTAACCACCGAATTCCGCCAAAAATCTAACCAGGCGGCAGATTCAGCCGCTACCTAAACGGGTAGCGGCTTTTTCTATTAAAGGCACCCCTTATGGCATCAGCACACGACGTTGTACTTGGATTACAGGCAGTTGGCGGTAGGGCCGCAGCAGGGGAGACAACCGTCTTTTCCGATGCCGTTAAAGGACTTGTTGAAACCATTATTGGTTTAAGCGATGCTGAAATTCGTGAAATTGAAACAAACAAAGCCTTAATAGATTCGTTTAAAAAAGTAATTGTTGCAACCGCTGAATTAAACAACGAAGACAGAGCACTGATGAAAAGTGTTGGTCTTGTTATTGATGAAAACGGAAGGTTAGTTCTTTCAAACAAAGAAGTAGCCGCATCTGCCAGGGAAGCATCTGCTGCTGAAAAGCAGTTAGCAATTGCCGCAGAGGTTGCTGGCATAAAGGTTAAGTTAGGTCAAGAATCTTTTGGTGGTTTGTATAAAAATCTTAACCGCATGTCCAACATGGGTACACCGGCCATTCTCAAGGCTGCTACCTGGAGTGCTTTTGCTGTTGGTGGAATTGCTTATGAAGCAATTAAAACTTACACATCTTTCAATAAACAAATTACGCTTTCCATTACTCAGGCTGGACGCCCACTTGCTGACTACGGCAAAATGCAAACCGCTGCAATTGAGACCTCAAAGTTAACTGGTACAAGCCTTAACGACGTTGCAAACATTATGTACCGTGTTTCATCAGCAACCGCTGGTATGCGTGGTGGTATGGGTGCAACAATGCCAATTCTTGCATCAATGACAAAGCAAGTTGCACAACTTGCCATGGTTGGTGGCGTTGGAGGTGGTGCACCACTAGAGCAAATGGCTCGTGTAATGGGTGCTCTTGCAAACACTGATTTGCCGGGATTGGGAAAAAATCCAGAAAAGATTTCTGCGTTTGTTAATGCAATGACCGGTGCTGGTGACGTTAGAATGACTGACGTTATTTCATCGCTTGGTCGAGGTGTTCTTTCAACCGCTGCCGCTAAAGGCGTTAGTGCTTCAAGCGTTGGTGCTTACATTGACCTTTTGACTTCACAAGGTACGCCTGGTTCAACAGCCGGTACCTATGTAAAAACAGCCTTAAGTATGTTGACCGGACCTGGTGCTCAGGCCGCTAAATCTCTTGCCATGATTGGTATTAAACCAGGTGACCTTAACGTAATGTTAAAAAAGGGTGGCATTGGAACTGTTGCTGAATACTTGCGTGAAGCAACAATGAAATTTGACCCAAGTGCTTTTAACAGCAAATACAAGGGAATGACTGGTGTGGCGGGTGCAACAGCACTTCTCGAAAACTGGGGTGTTGGAAACATTCCTAAAACCGTGGTTGCGGCATGGACAAAGGGAACCCTTCAAAACATGTCTGCGGCAGAACTTGGTACCACGTCCTACGGACCAAACGGTCAGGCCATAAATGGTGCGGACTTTCTTAACACACTTCAAAACCTTATTATTACAAAGGCTTTTGGTGGTTCACGAAGTGCCGCATCAATCTTCTCTTTGATTAACGACCCTTCAAAAGTTCAAGGTATTCAATCAAACATTGAACGAAGAATGACTCCAGCGGAACTTCAAAAGTCCATTGCTCTTACCGAAAAAACCCCAGCGGTGCAATTTGCAAGAATGAAAGCATCCATTATGGCTGACTTTCTTACCATTGGTAAAATCATTACTCCAGTTGCAATAAATGTTGGAAAAGCATTTACCGGCCTTATTGATGTAATTACAAAATTTAAACCCGTTCTTTCTTCTCTTGTGGCATTGGCTGGAATTCTTATTGCCAAAGGACTTACTCGTAAAATAGGAGAAATTGGAAAAGGAATTCTTGAAACGCGCGGTGAAACTCTTCTAAGAAGAGAAGAGCGTTGGTCAAAACGTTTTGGCGGTCGCTATGCAGAAACAATTGGTGGCGCTGGAAAAAATGTAAAACTTAAAGGATTAGCCGCCGCAAAAAGATACGAATCTGATGCAAAAATTGGTGACCTTGCTTCAAAATATCTTCCCGAAGAAATGAGACAACAAGTTGTAGCCACACAACAAAATGTAACTGCTCTTGAACAAAACACAGCCGCACTAACAGCCGCACTAAGAGGCGAAGCCATTGCACAAGGTGGTTCTCGTGGTGGTAGCGCCACCGGTGCTTCTAGCGCCAGCGGAAAATCTATTAGGGCTCAAAAAACATACCTTAAAGAACAAGAAAAAAATCTTAACAAAATGCGCGAAAGCGCAATGCAAGAATACAAGTCCGTCTATCTTTCAAAAAATTTAAGCGGCGTTGGAATTCCGGGACTTTCAGGTCGTGATGAAGGAATTCTTAGTCACGTTCGTGCAAAAACTAAATATTTTCCAACCGGAGAAATGACAGACAAGGAAGTTTACAAATATCTTCGTTTAAAGGAATACAACCCAACTAGAAAAATGGCCGCCGAAGCCAGGGCTAATGTTCAACAACACCTGGATATGATTCGTTACGCAGAAAATACTACCGCTGCGCCAAAAGTAAGCCTTCTTGAATCTCTTAAATATCGTTTAAAGGGTGGTGTTGCACCAGCCATTGAAACGGGACTTGCAAAAGAAACGGGAACAATTGGTGGAGGTCTTCTTTCCATAATGGGTTCTAAAGTTGCTGGAATGGGCATAGGGAGCATGCTTGGAAGCGGAGTTGGAATGCTTACCGGACCAATGGGAATGATGCTTATGTCAGCATTTGCACCAATGCTTATGCCTGTTATTGGAAAAGCAGTAAGCGGAATTGGTCACTTCTTTGGCGGTATTTTTGGCGGCGGTGGTTCAAATGGAAAAACGGTAACTGTTCCACCAATTAATACGGGCGGATTTGGAGACGCGGGAACTATTGACTCACAAATCACGGTAGACCAAACTGACCTTAATCTTCTTAACGATAAAATTGCAAAAGGAACTGCAACCAACGCAGACTTTCAAAGGGCTGCCTATCTTTCCGACCAAATAAAAGGTCTTAAAGCACAACAGACAATTTACAAAGGCGGCGGCACTAAACTAAGTTCTGCAATTAAAAGAACCGCATTTGCAAAAAAGAACGAAATTTCGGCATTGTCAAAATTCTCTGATAATGGACAAGCATTTGATTATAACGGAAACCTCATTAAAGGCGCCAACTCTGGAGCACTAAAACTTCTTAGTAGCGGTAGCACGGGCTCAAAAAAAGATTTCCTAAAACTTACTAGCGGAATGAGCAAAGATGCTCAAGAAAAACTTTGGAAAATTGAGCAACAATATAGAGGCGGCAACATAACTGAGGCCGCTCGTGCTGCAACGTCTTTTATTAAAGGTCAAAAAAGCGCTGATGTTGCTTTTCAGATGGCTAATCCACTCGCTGCGATGACGGCTGACAAAAACCTCTTTAACAGAATTAACGTTGACAAAGCAAGACAATCTCAAAAAAACCTTGTAGAAAGGGCTGATTTCTTACTTGGTAAAGATTACACAAAGAATCTTACCAATGGACAAGCATCTGCTCGTTATGCAACTTTCTTTAAGGCTGGAACAGCCGCTAAGGCTGCTCAAACTGCCGACCAGGCAATGGCAAACAATCAAGGCCTTGATGCTTCTATGCGTGCTAAGTGGCAAAAATTGGCTAATGAAGAAAAAGCAAAAGTTGCAGCGTTTGACAAAGCAGCAGAAAACGTTAAAAAAACAAACAAACTTACTGAGGCTGACACCAACAACCTTAAACAGGCAATTGTTCAAGGCATGACAAATGCCAACAAGGCTTCTGGTCTTACACAAGGCGGACTTACTGATGCCTTTACTAAAGCACTTGGTGGTAAGGGAATTGCCGGTTTGATGGCCTCAATCGAAAAAGATATTCATGCAAGGTTGTAAGTAAATGGCAACAATACCTTTAGTAACTTTTACACCCATTTCAACTGGCTACAGTCCAATTGTCATGTCACTTATTGACCACGCTACTTACGAAACACTTGGTGGTTCTGGTGGCTGGCAAGTTGTTGACCGACCAAAAGCAATTGCCGCTACTCAGTGGTATGACCGCGCGCCGTTTCAACTTCAAATGACTTGCATTTTGGACAACGGCGTAACAAAAGGCACTGGTCAATCAGGAACCTCCGTCGAAGGAGATTGCTCTACTTTGGAAACATGGCTTGATGCCATTTCAGGAACTGTAGAACCACCAGTTTTTCAAATAGATGGGCCATTTCCGTCAAATGCAAAAAACAAAAAATGGGTTCTTTTTTCAATTTCTTTTTCAGATGCAATTCGTAATCAAGACGGAAACAGAATTCAACAACATTTAAAAATTACCATTTACGAATACAACCCACCAGTTTCCACCCCCTCACCAGCGGCAACGCAAAATTCTGGAGCCGTTAATGCGCTTGCAACAACTGGAAGAACTCAATACACAATTAAAAAAAATGACACTGCTGCAAAAATAGCGGCAAATTTGGGTTTAACCGGAACTGCTGCAAAAACATTTATAACAAACCTCACGGGAATTAACGAAAAAACCTTTAAAACCATAGGCGACCCTAAATCTTGGGCAAATTTGGTTGGAAAAACTATCACCTTGCCAGGGCGCTAATGGGAAAAACATTACCAGCAACAGGAAAGTCCGCGGTAAGTACAACATCTGGCGGAATCATAAAAGTACCCGCTGCAACGACCGCAACAACACCTACTGTAACTCCGGGATTTACTTCGGCATCTCTTAAAAGTCTTAATGTTGTAGATTTAAAAACTGGAAAACTAACCCCAATTGAGTTTAATTATCAAGATTCAATTATTGATATAATTTTACAAAAAAACATGCTTGGAACGTCAACGCTAACAATGCAAATGACTGACCCAAAAAGACTTCTTGTTAATAACCTTATTAAACAAGGCGCTACCATTCAGATTGATGGAATTGGTAATTACGTTCTTGTTCAATTTGTAAAAGCGTCCGACCAGATTCAATTAATTTTTGAATCAGAAACGGTTTATCGCCTTCGCAATCAACGCGGAAACGGAACGGTTACCAACAGAGTTGGAACTGACGTAACCCAGGCAATGCAAGCCCTTGCCCTTGCCCTTAATCCATTGCCTCCTAAAAAAGGAAAAAAAGCAACGGTAAACCCTTTTCCAACAATTAAATTTGTTGGGGCGGACTACAAGACAATTTGGAGTCAACTTACAACTGGCCTTACTGGACCCGCTTCAAAAATTCAAAACGTTGCCCTTGGTCGTGGAACAACATCAGACCCCTACGAAGACACTTGGACTGCAATGAGTCGCATTGCTTCAAGCGTTGGATGGCGCCTTTGGGAAGATAACAACGTAATTTACTTTGGTCCTGACGAATGGCTTTTAGGTAAAATTAAAAACACCAAAGGTAAACTTATACCTGCACCTATTAACGCTTCAAAAAATCCAGCAACAACTGGGGTTAATATGCAAATTTTAAAAGAGTTTGACAAATCAACTGGTGTTCAATTAATTGACTTTGACTGGGACGTTGGAAAGCCTTTTGGTCAAGCAACCGTTACTTGCATGATGAATAATTTTACTTTTCAAGTTGGCGAAGTTGTTAAGTTGGAAAATCTTGGACCAGCAAACGGATACTGGCTTATTTCTGCCATGCAAAGAGACATGTTTAATCCACAGGCGTCACTTACGCTTCAGGTTCCAATGCCGTTCGGTACATACGTAGAGCCAAGTTCTAAGCCTCTACAACCATTCCCACTAACATTGGCTAAATAATGAGAACAAACGACACAAACACTTTAATGCAAAGTAGGTTAAAGAAGACTGCAAACATTCTTTCAACTGGTGTTCAGTTTACTGGCCTTTACTATGGAAATGTAATCCAAACAGATGCAACAGCACCCGGGCCAATAACCGCTGGAAACATGACTATAACCATTCCCGCACTGAGTGGAACAGAGGTTTGGGGACCTATTCCTTACCCAGGTTCAATTCCACCTCCGGCCGGAACTACCTGTGTTATAAGTTTTGCAAATAACAATCAACCAATTGCTATTTCTTTTTACGGGTTTACACCTGGACTACTTCGTTATGGCTTTGGAGCGCCAAGCAGTTCGCTAGGCAACATTGGTGACAACTACATTGACGTAGCCAATCACACAATTTATGGCCCAAAAGTCCAGGCTGGCTGGGGCGGCGGAACAAACTTTAACATAGGCCTTTAAATACTTGAAATTTCACAAACCATGGTGTAGTATATCTTTAGGATAGGGCGGATTTTATTCGCCTACGAGAGAAACTAAGTACGCCATGATTTCTGTTTTTACACCCAGTCACGACCCAAAGTACTTAGATGAGGCTTACGAAAGTCTAAAAAAACAAACACTTTCCGACTGGGAGTGGGTTGTTGTTCTTAACGGAAAAGCAAAGTGGTCCTGTGACGACAAGCGCGTTCACATCAGTTACGCCAAGCCACAACTAAATGGTAGCGTCGGCGCCTTAAAGCGCGAGGCCGTCTCCCGTTGTACAGGGGATATTTTAGTTGAATTTGACCATGATGACATTCTTATGCCTACGTGCCTTGAAAAAGTAGAAAAAGCATTTAAGGATAACCCAAAAGTTGTATTTGTTTATTCTGATTTTGCTCAGATTAATGCTGACTCTACTCCAAATTTTCAAATGTTTGGTCCTGACTTTGGTTGGGAATATCACCAGGAAGACGGATACAACGTTTGCCACGGTATGGAGCCAAGCCCGCACAACGTTTCTTACATTTGGTACGCACCAAATCACGTTCGTTCTTTTCGCGCCAGCGCCTATGAATCCTCTGGTGGCTACGCTGAAGAATTAAAAGTTTTGGACGACCAAGACATTATGTACAAGATGTATCTTCAAGGTGAGTTTTTTCACATTAAAGAAAATCTTTACCTACAGCGTGTTCACCCAGAAAACACACAAGCAAGGTCGGACATTAACCCGTTTATACAAACGGAGACAGTTCGCATGAATGCGCAAACCATTCAACCAATGCTTCTTAAATGGTGTGAGCGCAATAACCTTATGGCACTAGACCTAGGTGCTGCTCACAACCCAACACCAGGGTACACCACACTTGACATGCACGAACCAGCAGACCTTGTTGGTGACGTGTTTGAAATTCTTGAAAGTCTTGATGACAATACGGTTGGCGTTATTCGCGCCGTTGACTTTTTAGAACACATCCCAGACAAGATTCGTCTTTGGAATGAGATGTACCGAGTTCTTGCTCACGGCGGAATGATTTTAAGTCTTACGCCAAGCACAGATGGTCGCGGTGCCTATCAAGACCCGACTCACAACAGTTTTTATAATCAAAACAGTTTTTGGTATTTTGCTGATATTAACTATCGGAATTTTGTCCCTGAATTAAAAATGGACTTTCAGGTAAGCGTTCTTTCAACATACTTTCCGAGCGACTGGCACAAAAAACACGACATTCCCTACGTTAACGCCAACCTTATTTGCATTAAGGATGGCGGGCGCCAAGGGGGCCTACTAGGAGTTTAAATGGCTGAACCAATTACAGGTTTAACAGCGACATGGGTAAAGAATCAGGGAATCCAACTTAATTGGACTGCCGCAATAGACGTAACAACAAGTTCAATTTATGAAGTTTACGTTCTTACCAATGCAAACCAATATGTTCCAACTTGGTCATTGTCAACAACTCTTAAAGCAAACGTATTTCGCAGTTACAAACAAACTTCGTACAGTCTTTCTAATCCAGTAACTTTGTACTTGTTTCCATTTCCCACAAATGTTGAAAATTCATATACATTTAGAATTACACACACTGACTACTTAAAAGCAGAAAGCACGGCAGCAACAATTTCTGTTTTTCAAAACCAGGTTATGTCAAAAAATGGACCAATTCACTTTGCCAATATGACGGGCATTGACCCATATGGACAATTCTTGGTAAATCTTCAAGATTCCTACGAAGAAATTGCAGAAAGCGTTTCCATGATTCTTGGCACAACCACTGGTGAGCGAAGCGTTGTTCCAACTTTTGGAATTGACGACCTTCCCCTTACCGAAATAAGCGCCTACGAAATTCAAAGCGCAATAACAAAATGGGAACCACGCGCACAAGCGGAAGTTTCTATAAAATACGACAATAACAATAACGCTTCTATAAGCGTAAAACTTGCTAACAATTAAGGAGGTTTAAGATGACAGATTATATTGACATTCCAGTGGTCGCTGATACTGATGTTTTAATCCAACAAGCACTGACCTCCATTGCGGCAAACATTCCGGGTTGGGTACCTCGTGAAGGAAACCTTGAAGTCTTGCTAGTTGAGCAATTTGCTCAGATGGCAGCAGAGGCCGCTACGGTCGCTTCTGGCGTACCCTCCTCTATCTTTAAGTACTTTGGTGGCCTTATTGGTATTGCCCCAAATACAGGAACACAGGCAGAAATCTACACTCAGTGGACATTGGTCAACAATGCGCCTACTGGTGGATATATCATTCCCGCTGGAACTTATGCCGGATTCTTTTATTTGGGCGCCGCTTACCTGTTTCAAACAGAAACAGACAGTACATTTGCCTCTGGCACAAACATTCTTACAATAAAAATGCAAGCGGTTACCGTTGGTTCTGCGTACAACATTCAAAATGTTGCAGGAATTAACCCGCTTTCTACGTACCTTCAGTTGCAATATTCTGACCCAAACGTATCTAGCATTATTGTTTCAGCAACAACCGCCAATGATTCAACACTTGCTTTTGGAACAGACGCAGAAACAGATAAAGCATTTCTTAGTCGTTTGACTGGCGAACTACAACTACTTGCGCCACGTCCTATTACCCCAAGCGACTACGCCCTCTTTGCTCAAAATCTTGCTGGCATTTACCGTGCGCAAGTCTTTGATGGTTTTAACCCACTAACAAACCGCCTGTCTACCGCTGACGCAAACTTTCTTACTGCCAGCACATCTGGCTCAACTCCGCTTAATTGGTCAACTTTTGGCAATGGAACCATTGCACTTCCAACAATCTCAACGCCGGGAACAGCGCCACAAAACTACCTACAACTTACATCATCTTCAAGCGCAACATTAAATGGCGCTCTTTTTAATTCAACAACCCTTGCAGGAGCAACTTCTTTAACGGTTACCGTTGGAACTGGTTCAATTAGCACATCTGTAAGTTCTGTAAACCCCGCAATCATTCTTGTTAATGATGCAATTAACGGCAATGAAACAATTGTTGTAACAGCAGCGGCTTCTAAGTCCGGTAGCGGTGGAACTGCAACACAAGTTTTAACCGTTGCATCCCCAGGATTTAAATACGCACACGGAACCTCGGCAACAGCAACGCTTCTACAAGGTGCTGTTGTTCCAAACGTAACCAATCTTTCCGCTAACACAAACTGGTATCAATCAGCCGCCGTTGTTCAAGCAGGTTCTGCAACAACAGCAACAACCAGGGCTTATGTGGTCTCGGTTGCAACATACATTGACGGTTCGGTTTACGTTCACTCGTCTAATCATAAATTTGATGATTCTTTGTACTGCTACACATCTGGACCAAAAACCCTTGTGTGCAAAATACCTTCTGTTAACGTAAATTCTGTTAATTTTCTTACGCAAGACGCTAACGTTACGGAAATTTATCAAAACCTCAAACCGTATGTAACCTCAATTCAAACATACATTGCTTTTGCAACAACAGAAACGTCAAAGACTTACAAGATTTTTTACAACTCTTTAAATCAAGTTCAACTAGACCTTACGGGTGCGGAAAATCCAACCATAACAACAAGTAAGTACAATTTTATACCAGACGCAACATTTAGTAATTACCTTTACACAAATGGTTCTGGTGCGTCCTGGACCAATCCCGCAGGAACAACGGTTCTTCCAAATTATGGTGTTCAATATTTGGGAACCAGTTCTGCTCTTGGAAGTAGCCTAACAGTTGCTTCTCAAATATTTAATCTTTCTTACGTAACAACAGACGTTCCTAGCGCAACTTCTCGCACCTATACGTTCTTTGCCAACATTGACGCTAGTTACGCCGGTCTAACCTACAACGACGTTATTGTTAAGGTTGTTGATGCTTCAAACACCAGCACGGTTTTGGCAACGTTAAGCCCAACTTCAGCAATATCTGGAAAGTTTTTGACAACATTTACGTTGTCCGCTCCAAAAGATGTTCAAGTTCAAATTGTTTTTGCCTCTGGTCTTAACGTTCCTCTCGGTTCAAGCGCCATTGTTTCTAACGTTGGAATCATTCCTGGTTCTTACACGGTATACACAGTTCCAACATACGGACAATTTAACTACTTTTGGACTCCAGGTGGTCTTTACGACCCCAACACGTTTAACTACCCGCGCAACGTAACGCTTGCGCCAGTTAATGTTAACGGACTTGCTGTTGCGCCAACTGTTGCCTACCAACTTATTGACTACCTCGCCTCTCGTCGCGAAATCAATTTTACTGTTCAATCAATTAACCCAAGTTACGTTCCAATTGACATTCAATACTCTGTTTTTGTTGCGCCAACATACACATCTGCTGCGGTTCAAACTTCAGTAAGCAACGCAGTTAGAACTTACCTAAGCCCTGCAAATTGGGGTGGTGGTTCAAACACTCCCGCGTTCTGGGATGGCGCATCAACAACAGTTCGTGTAATGGACATTGCAGCAATTATAGGAAGCGTTCCCGGTGTGTACAGCGTTGTTTCGGTCTTAGCAAAAACCTCTTACGGTGGCTCATACTCAACTAACGACATTGCTCTTAACGGCATTGCACCGCTTCCAATTGCCAATACAATTACTGGAACTATTTTTACCAACAGTAATAATGCTTATAGTGGACTTGGCTGATGACCACAACGCTTCCAGATAGTTATTCAACAAATCGTGTTTACAACACTGTTCCAGAATTTATTAGAAACGAAGATGCCAAAAATGGCTACACGCTTTGGTGGTATTTGTACGGCTCTTGCAAGGCCATTGACCGCATAGACGTTCTTACTCGTTTTAATGTTGGCCCAGGTATTAACGTTGAGCCAGACATTTATGAATATTCAACAGTTACCATTACTGACTGCAAACTTAATTTTGCAATTAGTCCAAGTGATACAACCATTACTCTCTTTGGCACTGACGCTACTTGGAATAAAATTGACCCATCTGCGTCTTTTTCTATTCACATTGTAGATAAACTGAACAACGTAGTTGAAAGGGTTCTTATCCCCGCCGGACACTACGACTGGACCGCACCATTTGTTACCATTACAGGCGTTACTCGCGGTTATGGTGGAACAACGCCCTCATACTTTGAAGCCAGTACTGGTGCTGACGGAAGTCTTTATATAGAAGATTATCCAGACGCCCCAGGTTGGTCGCAGGTTGTTGACATTAACCGATGCCCAGAATACGCATTGCCTTGGCTTGCTCAATTTGTTGGGGCTGCCGTACCAGTTGAAAATAATTTAAATCGTCAACAAATTGTTCAACAAATTCAACAACGTGCGGGTTTTAACCGTGCTACACCAGCAGCGATTGTTGCTGAATTAGTAGCAATTACCAATAAACAATTATCACCAATCATTGCTCCGCTTTCTCAACAACAGGTTATTGTCATGGAAAACACTCAATTTCAATCTGTTGACAATAAAAATTACTACACGTACAATCAATACGCTTTAACGCTTTTAGTTCCAACACGAGTTTTTTCTTCATATACCTACCAGTCTCTTCAGGCTGCTTCGGGTGGTACGGGTGCAACATATACCAATACCAACAATTTTATTACCAGTATTGGTGGTCTCTACTTTAGTCTTTCTGGAAGCACGACACCAAGCAGTTCATCGCCGTATGTAAATTTCGTTTATCGCTACCGACCCGCCGGATTACAAATTTTTGTAGGTGGATACTAATGATAAAAACTTGTATTCGCAATCATGATTATGAAATAACTCAAATAGGAGGCTACTAATGGCCAGTGGTTTAACAAGCAGGGCACACGTCCCCTATCCTCTAAGCAGCGACTCTGCTGTTATTGCTTCTGACATTCAGGGCGTGGCGCAGTTTATTGACAACAACGTACCTACGTACGTTCAATCAGCGACTCAACCAGCAACGCCCGTAAACGGTAATGGTGAATTTTGGTGGTGTACAGATAACACCGTTGCAAACTATGGTATTAATTACTGGAATGGTTCTGTTTGGATTAACATTACAAGTCAAATGTTTGTGGTTGGTTCAACAACACCTTCGCCCGCATTTTCTGGACTTGTTTGGTACGATACGTCAACGGTTAACGGGAACCTTAAATACTGGAATGGTTCTACTTGGGTTAACATTATTCCATCAACCACAACCAATGGTCAAGTTCTTACATCAAGTTCTGGCGGACTTGTTTGGCAAACTCCAACGGCGGTTGGAAATGCTGGTGGTGACCTTACGGGAACATATCCTAGCCCAACTTTAGTTGCAACGGGAACTGCTGGAACATACGGCTCAGCAACCGCCGTTCCAACAATTACTACAGACTCAAAAGGACGTGTTACGTCAGTAACAACAAACGCGCCGATTGATGCAACCAAGTTTCCTCTTTCTGCTTACACAGCAGCCGGAGACATTATTTACGGAACAGGCGTTTCAACCAATACACGCCTTGCCCTTGGAACCGCTGGTCAATATCTTATTGTTAACCCAGGCGCCAGCGCCCCACAATGGTCAACGTTTGCACTACCAGCACAATCAGTTTTGATTTCTCCATTTGAACAAGCAAACATTGTAAGTTCTGCTGCAAACGGAAGCCTTGCATTGTATGTAAATACATCAACTTTTTACTACTACAACACTGCGGCTACAGCAAATTTTACTCTTAATATTACTGGCGGGGTATCAACAACTCTTAACTCACTTATTTCTGTTGGTCAATCGGTAACCGTTACCATGATGAATACAAATGGCTTAACGCCTTACTATTTAACTCAATTAAAGATTGACGGAACCAATGTAACACCACAGTGGCAGGGTGCTTTTGCTCCCGGCGCTGGAAATGCTTCATCAACGGATACATACTCATTTATGATTCTCAAGACGGCTGCAAACACTTATAAAGTTTTGGCTTCCTTGACACAATTTGCTTAAGGTAAAAAATGCCTATAACCTCAGGTTTCAACGGGGCTTCAACCCGCGCAGAAGGATTTATTTCATCATTCATAGCAAAAGTCTATGACGGTTTTGCGCGCGTCACAACCGGCTCTCTTGGAAAAGCAACCCTTGGACAGGTTTGGGTTCAAAACAATGGTGTTTGGACTTCTAACAATGGTGTCGCGGTAACTTTGACAGCAGCGTCTAATTACCCATACGCAACTGTTCCTTTTAAAACAAATGGAACAATTTCTGCGCAATCTGTAAGTCAAGGAGCCGGTGTTGTTTTCTGGCAGTCTGGTGCAAACGATTGGTGGGCTGCAACAACAAGCGGAACCTCTGGAACTTATATTTCTAGTTACACTTGTAATGCAAATGCTTGTTGCACAGGTTCAAATAATTGTGTTTCAAACGCTTGTTGTACTGGCTCTAACAATTGCACATACAGCGCAACTTGCGGAGCCGGTTATTATTCTGGTGCTCCCAATTCATGTTGCAGCGGTTCAAATACTTGTTCTGAAAGTTTTACTTGCGGAGCGGCAAACAATTGCGTAGAAAGTTATATTTGTGGCTCGTATTACGCAGGTGTTATTAGTTATTGTTGCACTGGAGCAAACAATTGCACTTATTCTGCGACATGTGGTGAAAAAACAACATACGCCTACGCCAATCCTTGTCCTGCATATGGTGGAAAAACATTTGCTTGTCCGTTTTATTACGCTGGTGCTCCAAACAGTTGTTGCACCGGTAGTAATTTTTGTACTTACTCTAACTTTTGTGGTAGAGTAAGTACTTTTGGTTACAACGCTTGTTGCACAGGTTCAAATTACGCAGGTGCATATAATTCTTGTTGCACAGGTTCAAACTATTGCACATACAGCGCAACTTGCGGAGCCGGTTATTATTCTGGTGCCCCAAACAGTTGTTGCACAGGTTCCAACAACTGCGCAAGTAGCAGTTGTTGTACTGGTTCTAACAACTGCGCTTCAAACGCTTGTTGTACTCAAACAGCAAACTACAGCACCTCATGGAATTGGTTTCTTAACATTATTAAGTCTGTTTCCGGAACGGTCAGCAATGTTGCCAATAGCGTTCTTGCAACATCATACTCAAACACAAATGGAATTAGTGGAATAAAAGTTACTACAAGTAGTACAAGCGTATCTGCTCAAGGCTACAGCGACACCGGATTAACAACAACTGTTGGCTCGCCAGTAACAGCAACCGCACCATCACAACCAACTGGAAAGGGCGTAGGAATAATTGTTACGCCTGGTGGAACAAATCAAGGAAACTCAGTCGGACCATTTACGGCCCAATAAAATAAAGGATATATATGACAGACGTAAGACAAAACATAGTTGCATGGGCTAAGTGGGCTGCGGCTAACCACGCTAAGTTTAATTACACAGAAGGCCCTCAACGCATGAGTGGAATTAACAAACCGGGCGTTTTACCGGTTTATGCTGATTGTTCAGCCTTTGTTACCCTTTGCTACAACTGGGCTGGCGCACCAGACCCTAATGGCACGAGTTACAACCACACTGGTTACACCGGAACACTTTTAGCGCATGGTAAGAAAATTGCTTTGAAAGACGTACAACCTGGCGACGTTATTGTTTACGGTGGCGGCACTGGAGAACACACAGCACTAATCGTTGGCGTTGACGGTAGCAACAACCCTCTTACAATCTCTCACGGACAACAGGGCGACCCTTCGTACTGCCACGTCAGCCAAGATGGTCGCTTACCTCAGACTTACCTTCGCTTCAATACCAACGCCATTGCTGATAGCAACATACACACACCTCCGAAGGCATAATGCCATGATTGCAGCAAGTTTTTTAGACGGAACCAATTTTTGGTTCAACTACATTGCAGCCATTGGCTTTGCTTCAGCAACTATTTGGGGAGCCATCACTTTTGTTCACCGCAGGTGGATTAGGCAGGTTACTGAAATTGTTGGCAAAGAACTAGACGCTGAACTTACTAACAAAATAGCAGAAGAGGTAAAAGAAATTCACTACGAAACTCAATCAAACGGCGGCGGGAGCATGAAAGATTCCCTTATGCGAATTGAGCGCAGTCAAGAAGAACTGCAACGTTACATACAAAAAGTTGACAAGGCGTTAGAACGCCACTTGGGCTATCACGAAGGGGCCGATGAATAAGAATGACAAAACACTGGGAGTTTCATCCGTCCGTGCGAACGGGCAAGGACAGAACCCTGGGGGAAAGAGCCGCAGACAGAATGCGGATGGGGATGGGAACATGGACGTTTCTAATAACGTTCTTAATCGCAATGGGATTTTGGACTACAACAGGCGGATTGGGCTTTGACCCAGCACCCTTCTTTAGACTAAATCTAATTCTTTCAATGCTTGCGGGATTACAAGGTTCAGTCCTTTTAGTTGCCGCAAAGCGTGCCGACAAAATATCGGCAGAACTACAAGAGTATCACCTTCAAGTAAGTCAAAACATGGCTCAAATGATGGAAGACCACCGTCAAATGTTATTGGAGATTTCTAAGTGATAGGCATTGCTTTACTTGCAGGTATCTGCATGGTTATTCAGGACTCGCTTGCAGTCATTAAATATCAAGCAGCGGCTCGAAATCGCGGTGCAATTGTTGCGGGCGCAGATGTAATCATTTGGGTTTTTTCAATTACCTGCACAACTATTGCTGCTTTTGCACTTCACGGACACAGTATGTCAGCCAAAGTTGCTGTTGTTGTCTGTGTCTCAATTGCAAATGTTGTTGGAAACCTGCTTGGAACTTACCTTGGAAAAAGGTTTGTTAAAGATATAGAAGAAGACGCTCAAGACGCTCGCTTAAAGGCTCTTGAAGACCGTGTAATCGCTTTAGAAACTAAAGGATAATTAATGGCCGAACGCATTGCAGGACTTAGGGGCAAGGCCCCCGCAGAACACTTAGCAATGGGAACTCTTGAACATTACATCAAGGGAACATTGTATACACCGCCACGTTCACTCGACTATTCAAACAAAGTCAAGAACTACCCAATGGCACTTAACGACACCTATGGTGATTGCACCATTGCTGGTGTTATTCACATGCTTCAACTTGTTTACGCCGAAATTGGCGAAGAATTTGCCTATCCAGGCGATGAAGAAGTAAAAGAAACATATTTTAAGTTATCCAACAATAGAGATAGCGGTCTTGTGGAGCGCATGGTTCTTGACACATGGATGAAAGAAGGGTTGTTTGGCAACAAAATTTCTGCCTACGCCCCGGTAAACATTAAAAACCGTAATGAAATAATGGCGGCTATTTATTTGTTTGGCTCAGTGTACCTTGGTGTAGAAATGCCACCTAACGCTGAACAACAATTTCAAGACCACGAACCGTGGCACATTAATAATTTTCCAGAACAAGCCGTAGGCGGTCACTGTGTTGTTGCAACTGGCTACAACCGTTTTGGAATTGACATTATTACATGGGGCGCTACGGAATCTATGACGTGGGGTTGGTGGGAAGAATACGGCTCAGAGGCTTGGGTTGTTATTCCAGAAATTTTTGTTGAAGCAGACCACGGCCCAGTATGGAACATTGACATTCTTACACTACAACAGGATTTAAATAACCTTGACAACTGATATTCAATTACCGCAACACGGAGATGCCGTATTTGCGCACACAAATAATGCGTATGGCTGGGTAATTCGCCTAGGTCAAGCAATTCGTTGGTGGAAATACCGTTCATGGAACCACATGGCTTACGTTGATTCTGTTGACAAAGATGGTCAAATATGGGTTCTTCAAATGGCTCGACACTGTGAGCGCGTAAAAATTGAAGATGTTGCCCCA